GGGCGGCGCCGATGAAGGGGGCGTGGTCGGCATTGCGGCGTTAACGCTGGTTGATGTAACGGGAGAGCTAAAACCCAAATCTTGTTTTATAAGGTCCATGGTACTTAGACCCTCGGTAGTTGGGGCTTTGCCTGATATGGACAGGGAACCCAGTGTTTCTGGGAAATTAGCCTTCGCGGCCATACCAATACCCGCGCCCGCCGCGCCGATAGCCCCACCTTTCAAAATGTCCTTCATGTCGCCGCCAGCAACCGCGGCCCGCGCCGCGCCGCCAAGAGCCTGAGCGCCTATATCGCCCAGCAAGCCGTCCGGTCCACCTAAAGACCCGGTTACTCCGCCAATAGCCGCGGACATAAGGGCTTGTTTAATGCTACCGCCCTGAATCAACGTCCCAATGCCGCCACTAATCATTCCAGCGACCCACGGTGCCATGGCGGGCATAGCGACCATTAGCGCCGCGCCAATTATCATCGGGGCGAATTTTTTGACAACTTTGGCAACACTCTTGAAAGCTCTTCCAACCGACTTAAAGAAACTCCCAAACCCGTACTCAGCCATGCCCGTTTCGGGGTTAACGGAGTTAAGCTCGTTGCCGACAATGTAACGCTCCGGGTCTTCTACGCCCATTTCCCGAAGGTGACCGAGGATGGACTCCCGAAGCTCCGGCAGCTTCTCAAGAAGAGGCTTGGGAACAACAAGCTCACCTGTAGCCAAATGCCCTACTCTGTCGTCGTCAAAACGCCCGGCCTTCGCCATGCGGTCTCGAATAGCTCCGAGGTCCGCAATGCCGCCAAAAGCGTCATTGTCGTTTTCTGCGAGGTACGATTTAGCGTCTGCCTCCGACAAGGCAAAGCTGCCTAAACCCTCGTTTAAATTCTGATTGTCTTTTAAAACGGCGTTAGAAGCCATATTACCCTCACGTTTCCCCAGTAATCTCTTCAGGGGATGTTACATATATTACCGTACCGCGGCCCTCGTTGCCAGTCCAAGTATTACCGCAGTTAGGGCAGTTTCCTGAAGGGTAGGACAATAGCTCCTCCGGGGTATCCACTAAATTCTCGCAAGAGGAGCATTTGATATGCTCCTTACTTGTAGACGGACGCCACTTGCTTCCGTCAGGCATTGTAATGATATCGCTCATGTTGTTACCACAGTTACAGCCCCTACAGAACTTGTTCCTTGGTTACCTGCCACATGGGGGTTGTTGGCGCGGCATATCTTAACAAAACCCTCAACATCAAAAAGTGTACCTACTTCTAACCCAACGTCTGTCGTTTGAAGGTCGGTAAGAACGATTGTCGTCTGTCGGCCTTCCCCCGGCTGTTGCTGTTGGACAGTATACGCCGAAAAGGCACGGATCATATCCGCAAAATACCGCGGTTCGTATTGCGTAGGCGGTATCGCAAAAAGCGGCGGTACGAGGGACCGACTGCTCATCGGCGGCCATCCTGTCTAATCTCTATGCGAGGAGACCCTAGACGCCATGTAACACCCACGTTCGCAGACTCCACCCGCAAACCGACAGAGCGGCCTCGAAGGCGAACGAAGTTTTGAGTTGCGTTTAAACCAACGGAGGAAGCGTACGAACTGGTGTAGCCTGTACCCGGGAAATCTTCGGCTTTCAGCGTAAACGTAGCCTCCGTGTTACCCCCCGAAGTTGAATTTAAAAAGTTGATATCCGGCAACAAACGGCGAATAAACGAAAACACTTCGCCGTCCTGTATCTCAATGGGACCGGATTCAATAAAAGCAGCAATTGCCACCCCGTCGTCGTCCGTGCCGGATTCGTGACTGTAAAGGTAGCCGTCGTCGCTTGCAGCAATTGGAAGGGGGTTCACACCCCGGTCAACCCACTCAGTGCGCGGCATTGACCCAAAATACCAGAGCTTTTCAGCAAAATTATAAATTACGTATCTGTCATTTTTTGTAGAACTTGCGGAAGGGTAGAACCATGTAACCTCACCGAACTCCGAATTTACCCCGGCAACAACCTTGTCGGCCTGCGCTTCATTAAAGTCATCAAACACCTTGTCCCTAACCGTACAAGGCAGAACCTGAACCTGTCCGTCGTAGGCATAGAACCGATTCCGGCCCATCCAATAAACAGAGTCGTTAACTGCAACGGCTGAATTTGCCCCGAGGACCGTGGTTCCTGACGCGAGTTGGTTAATACCAAAAGACAAGGGAGCGCCTATGTATTGCATTGAGTGGACCGAGGCGTCAGTAAGAATGATGATTTCACGCCTTGTTTCGACGGCGGTTATAATCTCTGAACCTGTGCCAACAACAAGGTCTCCCGCGGTGTTCGTCGCGGTAGGGTTCCAATCTGTGTAGTCTTCCTGACTTGAAAACCGCACCAAAAGCTTGTCCTGAGTGGAACTGCCCAAAGCATTACACCCGATAGCAACTACATGCCTGTCGCGGTCCGAAACCAGTATTTGGCGAGCAATGGTGGGGGCGTCCGCCGCAATACTAGATAAGGTTACTGCGGGCGCGGTAAGCCCCGCAGAAGTGTCCCAGAAAAAAACACTCCCGTCACGGATGTTGAAAATCAAATCTTCGCCAAAATTGTCTTGGGTCCAGAGCCTTACAGAGGAGCCCCCCGCCACTGTCCCAGAGGCGGAACCCCATGTACTGCGGCCCCATGTTCCCGCGCCCCAACCGGGGCCGCCAACAACGGTGTTGACGCCAACGTTAATTTGGTATTTAGCAACGGTTGAGCCCCCACCCGTTCCGGTGTCCGACGAGTTTGCAGCAACTGCCGACGTAATAGTGAAATCGTTAGCGTCAACAACGGTAACGACCGTGTACGCGATGTTCAAAACAGCGGCAGTGATTACGCCGCCCAATGTCGCGGCGGAAGTAAAGGTAACTGTGTCCCCCGCAAGAGCCCCATGGGCATTATCCGTTACCGTAAGGGTGGTTGATCCGTTGGTTGCGTCAAACGTGGCTTCGCCTGTAGTAGTTGATCGAAGTGGCGTCACGTCATTAAAGGTGCCGCCCTCCTCAACATAAAATTTTGTCGTGGTTCCAACACCAAGGAAGGTTGACCCGTTTAGGGTACGCCACGGGTGAAGGGAATGACAAACACCCTCGAAAGAACTGAGCGAGTATTTAACCCACCCTCCTAGCTTTTCGGGGAACCCAAAACGAAACCGCACCTTATCGCAATCGAGCCAACCGCCTGCGTTAGTATACCCGGTAATTTCAGTGTTTATTCCGGGTTTGAACTGAAGCTTGCTTAACGGCATCGTTTATTTCCCTTTAGCCATATAGGCGGTCATGCCCATATATGCCCCGACGACGCCCGCTTGACCGATATAGAACAACCCGAACAGGTCAGACAGTGCCTTGATCCTAGCATCAGGAAAGATAGGCAAAAACACGGCCAACGTAAAGAAAATCATAGACCCCATCGCAATCCACGCCATACGCCTCTGAGCGTCGGCTTTTTCGTGTTGGGTTAGAACTGCGGACGCCGCGAGTTCTGAATCACTGACAACGCCGTCTCCGTCTAAGTCCAACGCGCTGTGCTTGCTGTCTTTTTGTAGTTTTTTCTGGGCCATAATTATTTCCTAAGTAATGGATTGTCTAAAGCTCGTTGCAGCTTTTTATCTTGACGCTTCTCAAAAGCGTCTAGTTTCGAGTCGATACCGTTGATCTTGGCATCAAAGCGAGTAGCCGCCGACTCAACAATATCTCTCATATTCTTCTCGGATTGGCGGGTTGAGGCAGCAACACTGTTGACCTTAGCGTCAAATCGTTCGCTTGCACTAGATACAATGCCGCGTATTGTCTTTTCTCCCTGACGGAGAGCCGCCCTTGTATCAGCATCAAGGGTTCTCGACCGCTTATCGACCGCAGAAATAGAGGTTTCCAGAGATGCCGCGTCAGATCGCGTATCCTGCCGGGTGTCGCGTACAATCTCCTGTACTTCAAGCACCCGGTTGCGGACTGACGACATCTCCTTGGTCACTGTGCCCATTGTTTTAGCCATAACAGCCAGTTTCTTGTCAAAACCGCTCATATCGGGGGCCGTATACCGCTCAATCTTATTTTTCATGTCCATATAGTCTTTGTAGACCTCAAAAGCACCGTACAAGCCCCCTACAAACGTCGATAAGGCCATTATTACAGCAAACATCTTGCCGCCTTTGAATTTTACACCGCCTACCTCGACTTCAGCCATATCAGCGTTTCCAATCAAGCTCTACAAGGGCATTGTGCGACCCATTTGACCGTCCAAACAGCGTGTAGTTCTGCATCCTGTCCACTAGAGAAGGCCCATCAGGGACTTTCGTTCCGGTAAAGAACCCCGGTGTATCAACCAGCGATCTGGGGGCTACGATCTTAGGTGATATCATACCCATCGCAACCATAGTCGTCGTCTGAGACGCCGCAGAGTACCTTTGTGATGGCGCGATTTTGGCGACAGCTTTCTCAGCAGCAGCTTTAACCTTCTCTTGGCGGCTCTTAGGCTTTGGAGCAACTCGGGCTTCTCTGGTTTCTGCTATACGTTC